TATCTTCTGCAGATAACGCACTCACACTATTATTGATCCAGGCATCCAACACAGACTCTTCGCCCTTGCTACCTTGGACACTGTCGCCCATTATGCGAACAATTGATACCCGGTCTGTTGGCCGACCAGCTGCAGTCCAGTTTTTCCATACTTGCAACGCATTAAACAAGTTGGATTCGACGCTGGTCTGTGGGCTAGTAGCAGACAGCAGCGCAGCAAACCGCTGCGAGTCTGGCCCAAACACCTGAATGATTGCCTGCGTGCTTCCTTCGTACCAACCCTTCTTGGCTTTGCCTGCCACAGCAGCTGCGCCGAACTCTTCTTTGCTTGGCAAGGTTTTCAATATGTTGACAAACTTTACTGCGGTGTCTGCTCTAAATTTTGCCTGCTCTTCCGGTGTTAGATTTTTAAGCGCACGCTGCAGTGATGCTGCTTCTTTAGCCGGTATTTTTATTTCGCGCTCACCAATCTTGACCGGCACAACAACTTGACCTGGGCCGCTTGGCGCAATATCCATGATCATGCCAGCCTTGCGCAGGTTGCTCTCAATCACATTGGCAGCAGCCGGAGCTAGCGCAGCACCTGCAGCTTTAGCACCTTTGACACCAATCTTGACAGCCTCTGGCGCTCCCAGGATCGGGTTGTATTCACCCAGCTTGCCAGCCACATCAGCTGTCTTGCGTCGTTCTGCCGCGCTATAGCCAACCATGTCTGGCGCATTCTCAGGCACCACAGGCGGCAGCATTTCGCTTACCCGTTCTGTAGTCGGCAGCACCTGCTCGCCACCGGTCAACAAGCGAACTAGGCTTTCAATGTCACCAGGCAGGCCAAGCGACTGCGCAACCGTGCCACGCAGTGCGCCAGCTAGCGTGTCTGCCAATCCCATCGCCGGAACCTCAAGACCACCGGCAGCCTCAGATCGCGCCTTAGTAACACCGCCGCGGCCAAAGCGTGGCTCTGGTACTCCAGCTGGGCCACCAGCGTCTGTCGGCTTTTCTGGCTCACCAGTAACCACAACCTCCGGCAGGCGACCGGTATCAGCAGCAGCCAGCTGCATACCGTCCATTGACATCGGTGGATAGTCTCGATCAACCAAGTGGTCAATGTACATCGTGTCAAATTCTTTGCTCATCTTCCACCCGGCTGCGATCTGACAGGATTCAAAATTTGATACTGCTTCTTAATAATTGCATATTCTGAGCGCAGCAATTCAATGTCAAGGTCGCTCAATTTATTTTTGCCTCTTCGCGCTTGGTCAGCCAGCTCATCAATGTTTGTGTTGATGTCAAACACAATGCCCGTCTTTGCGTCTGCGCTGCTTTTGCCATAAGACTCATTGACCGACTTTAGCTTCATTTCAATAATTTGATTGGCCTGCGACTTTTTGCGCTCCTCTTGAACATCTTTCAAAATTGCAGATTTAGGCTTTCTCTTTTCTGTCGGCAAATTATTTTGATCTTGGAATCGTTCATCAACTTCCTGTTCGATAGACTGTCGTGCGCGTTGCACGTTCTTTTCATTTCTTGATCCAGCGTCCATGTTGGCTGCTCTATTAATTCCTTGATACAACAACCCTTCCGCTTTGTCTTTCCTGCTAATAAAAAATGGCTGCAGGTCAGAATAGATAAATTTCTCAGGCACACCCATTCTTCTTGCTGCAACCTTCATCTGTTCAATGTTTAAATACCTATCATTGAAGATGTTTTCTTTCATCATCGTAAGCACGCCGTAAGAAGGCTCTTGCTTATCGGCAGCCTGCTTTTTGATCAGCGCAATATCTTTCGGGTTTATCGCTGTTGGGTCGCGATAGGAAATGCTTAAAAGAATGCTCTCGGCCTCCCGATCATTACCATCAGCAGCAATTAATCTTTGGGTCATTTGGTTTACCAAAGACAAATTGCTTCTATGCTCTTCATCTCTTGCCCGTGTTTCAGCCGTTACCTTATCTGCGTATACAGAGCGCAACCCATCTCGAACCTTTGCCTTTTCGGAAAAGTTCATTGAGTTCCAAATTGGCGATAGCTGCCCAGCATCATCTTTGTCTAACCGTCTAACAGCAGCTAGGTTATTACCGGCAAATTCAGTATTGGTGACGTAAGTTGAAACTGCGTCAATTTTTGCATTGGCCACCGCTTCATTAACGCGCTTTCTCATGTCAGCGACAATGGCGCGATCATTTGTCTTAACTGCTTCCTCAATCAAATTTCTAGCAAACACATCAGCATACAGCTGTGTATTGTCTGGAAATTGCACAAGCGAATCTTTTAAGATTTTCAGCCTGTCTTCAAAATCCTGATCAAGGCGAATTAGCTGCCTTTCTTTGGCAGCCTTTGCCTCCAGCCCTCTAACTTTTTCAATAGCTGTGTAACCATGCGCGGCCAACGATGCTCTAACCTCAAGTGCTGCAGCTGGGCTTTCTTTGCGTGCTGCGGCCTCAAAGCCGGTGATCATGTTCTCAATCTGTGTTTCAACGTCCTTGGACGTTAAGGCATTCACGCCTTCTTTGTCAGTCCTGGTAATCAAGTTTGCAATCTGGTGCAAACCTTCTTGTTTAATTAGGCTGGCAATCTGCGCATCTCTGGCTTTCTGATATACCTTGTCAAACTCAGTCCAGTTATATTTTGCGCCCTCTTTCTTTGGTGGTGGCGCACCGCGAAATGTGCCTGTCTCTGGATCAAAGCCAGCAGCAATTAAAAACTGCGTGCGATCTGGTGGGTTAGTCGCAACATATTGGACAGCCTCAGTCGCAGCCATTTCCTTTGCAGCACCGTAGATGCTCTCCGACATGCGATCAATGATATCAGCCATCACGCCAGCGCCTCTGGCCTGCTCTCTGGCGGCAGGCATGTAATCAACCTGCTGCGGAACGACGCGCTCCATCGGCACGCCGCCCGGTGCATTTAGCTGAATTCGACCAGATTCAAGTCTTGTCACCATGATGTCGCCTTAGCTTTTCTTTTCTCTGAAGTATGTCTGACCAAACTCAACAGCGCCACGGGTCAATGTAGCACCAGCCATCAGACCACCAGCCTGGCGAGCTGCTGCGCCTGCTTGGACAAACTGGCCAGCCTGGCGCTGTGCCGCAAACACACTCAGGAAGTTCTGGTAGTCCGTCGATTGGATCATTGCAGCCGCATCTTCATAACCCATCGTGCGAGCCGTCAACGCATTGAGCTCTGCGATGTTGACATCAAACATAACGCTGCGGGTATTCTCTGCTTGTATCGCAGCCGCGCTGCCTTCGCCAAATGCAACACCCGACGCAGCAGCTCTGGCGCGTAATGCGGCATTGGTTACTCGCGCATTTTTAAGCAAAGTATTTCCAGCAATCTGATAGTTACGCGCTTCAATCTCTGCCTTCTTCAACATCCGGCCAGCTTGAATCTGCGCATACTGATCCGACATCTCTGCGCGAACCTCGGCCACCGCCAGGTTGTCGCGTGCTTGCAGCAGGTAGCCTGTCTGCTGTTGAATGCCTGCAGCTTGCTGCGCTTGGGCAGCGCCGTATGACGCTATAAGGCCAGCGCCTGCGACTATTTGGGAGGGATCTGCCATGTCTATGTTCCCGAGTAAACGGCCACGCGATAGTCAAGGCCGAGTAGATTCATTTTCAGCGGCAGATTCTGCGACACCTCAATCGACTGCTCGCGGCTGTAACCCAGCACACCATTGACCCGCTTGATGCCGGTATAGATCGGCTCTGGATCATCCAGCAGCGGATTGTCCAGCAACCTGAATGCCACCGGCTGATTATTGATTACCAGGTTCTGTGTCTCTTCTAGCACCGCGCTGATCTCAACGATGCGTTTCTTAAACGATACCCGGCTGCCGGTCTGCAGTTTAATCTCAACGGGCATCGTCTTGGCATACACAGTAATAGGCAGCCCAACCTCATAGCTAGTGGTCGATGCGCGGTCAAACGTCACCGAGCCGCCACCGCTGACAGTCTCGTTACTCTGCGGCACGCCATCGGTGATGACATTAAGCGCCTTACCGACATGCGGCAGACTAGATGCGCTGGCTGCAGCGCCGCCAATGAATGCGCAGTCGGTATACAGATCATCCTGGAAGCGCTCAATGAAGTACCTTGTGGTGCCATTAAACACGCGCTTGGTCACCACATAGATCTGCGTGATGTCTACGCCAACATCAACAAACTCACCATCGGTGGTGTATTCAGACGGCGACGTAATCTGCTGGCTGCGCATGATGGAAAAGACTGCCATGCTGCCGTCGTTAGTGTTGGTCATTAGCAACAGATCTGCCTCTTCTGTACTAGATGCCCGACGCAAGGCAATGCGCTGCGGCCCCTTTAGCAGGTGGCCAGACAGCAGCGAGATCCGCTGGGTGATGTAGGTCAGCTGGGTGTCGCTAAACAAAAACTCATTAAGTGACTTGCCCTGGCGCTGGATGTAGACCGAGCCAGACTCCACCGATTGCACCCGAGTGCCAGGCTTAATCCCATTTCGGCTGACGTTCTTAAACGTGAAAGTCAGCGGCGTGATCGGATCAGTACCCTGCTGCGGCACATAGAACTCACCACCAGTGGTAAAGACCTGGAAGTCTCTTGAGCTAATAATGTCGGTGATGACGTTCAGCTCGTTGGTGTCTAGCGTCGCCTCGACCGCATCATCGTCCAAAGACTCAAATGGCACAAAGTCAAAGAATAGCCCGATCTTGCTGCCCCACACAGTCGATGGCCGCGACTTACTGCCGCCAAAGTACAACCGACCCTCGTGGAAAGTTACCGACCGTGGCCAGCCTTTGGTGCTCGACCAGACATCCTCGTAACCATGCTCAAGCTCCCACCGGCCAGCATCTATCGCAGAGCTGCTAAAGAATGGGTATTCGGTAACCGCTTCAACCACCGTTGCCGATACATACCTAGTAATTCTTGCCCTGCCCTGTGGGCTGGCATTGATGTATTGGTTGACCGACTCTGTTGTAAAACTTGTGATGCTGTATGTACTGGTTGAATCTGGCGTGGTTGTCCACGCCCGATCAACCGTCACCACCTTGGTCGAGCCAACATAATCCTCAATGATGCGGATTTGACCTGAGCCTGTGCCGCCAGTGATGGTGATATACAAACCATTGAAATAATCATTAACCGAGCTTGACGATGATTTCAGCGTGATGGTCGTGCTAGTGCCAGCCTGCGCTGTGCCAGTGTCATGCTTTGAGCTGGTCGTTGTCAGCGTAATGTTTCCGCTAACGGCTGATGGTGTCAGCGTTTCTGAGTTGTTCGTATGAAAGTCAATGTTGAACGCATACTTCGGCACACTGTCAAAGGTGATCGTGGTGGCCGTCCAGGCTGTGTCGCTAGTGCGCTGGATCTGCACCGGCTGCAGGTCAGGATGCACCACAATCAGCGTGTCAGCCGACTGCGTCCAGCACATATCGTCAACAATGCTGCTGCCAATGCTAGTGGTCAGGTAGTTGTTTCCGCTGCCATTGATGTTGGCCTGCACAGTTCCATTCTTGATCACATACATACGATTGTGCGTGAAGCACAGAATGTAGGAATCATCGACCGAGAACTGGAACGGCACCAGGCGCACGCCGTTGCCTGCAGAGGCAGTGCTGGTATTGGGCAGCTCAAGAATATGCTTCAAGCCTGGGCGGCGACGCAGGCCACCTTGCGGCTGGATCAGGACATTCGTTGCCTTGGCCAGCGCATTGCCATACTGCTGCAGGTCAACCCGCGCACGCAGTAACGGGTCGAGCTCGCCCGTTGAGAAGTTCGTTGTAAAGTCAACGAAGCGTGCCATTAGTTCCTCACCGCAGTCAGCGTGTAATCTTCAATCACGCGCACTGGCTGATTCTTGCCATCAATCACAGCAGCCTGCCGGAAGTAACCACCGCGACCATTCTCAGCTGGATCGCCGACAGCGATCTGCCGCCAGCGCAGTGTCTTTTCACCTTGCTCAGTAATCGGCTCTGCAATGTGCCAAGCAACCATATACTTCAGCAACTGCACAAAGTATTGCGGCATTGCATATTCTGGTGTCTGGTACTGATAATCGATGTAGACCGATTCCAGATTGGTTAGCAGCTTGTCGCCCTGGATTTCCCAATCGACGCTGAGATACCCGCCAACCGCAGCAGAATCGCGCACAGCGTGCGGATTGCCCAGCCGGTCACCAGGTAATAGATACTCGTATTTCCAAAAGCTAGTTGGTGTTGTCACTAACCGCGCCAGCTGGATCTTCTTCATCGAGAATGACCAGGGATGCATCATCAGGGTCGAATCTCGGATGTCCGGGTATAGACGGTCGCAAGTAGAGCTTTCGTCAGTACCATCGTTAAAAGATGAGATTGCCTTCGCGCCCAGCAGAATCAGCGCGTCAGAGCAAATTGATACACCTGTGTCGCCTGCTGCCATTGCAACCTCTTAATGTAAGAAAGGGCTGGCCTCTCGCAGAAACCAGCCCTTGACACTACATGGTGACTATTTAGTCGCCGTCGGTAGCCGACAGCGTGGTGCCGTCGGTTACATCCACTACACCGCTCGCATTAGATACGACATACACCAAGGTGACAACGGCGGTCGAGCCGGTCGAAGTCACGCAGTGGATAACGTCGCCCACTTCAAGCGTGTTGGCCAGCGAGTTGAAATAACCGCTGGTGTTGACATCCGCGATAGCATCGGCTGTTTTGTAGCCGTACATCGACGGGGCGTTGCCTCGCTTGGAGGCGCTGTAGGCTGTAAAGCCAGCTGCATCATATGCCATGACTTTGCCCTCCTATTAAGCTGCAGCCGCAGTGTCGCGTGCAGTGATTTTAACAATACCCTCGGAGTCGATAGCAACCGAACCCGCTGAGAATAGTGCGTTGACCAGCCAGCTGGTCTTCTCAGGAATGTAGTTGATCTCGGTCTTGGGCGCGATACCTTCTGCGTAACCGATAGCGTCCTTGTGGAAAGCGTACAGAGTACGATCCGAGGAACCGTCGATTGGCAGGCCGCCTTCAGTGCGGTCACCCAGCACATGGAACGTGAAGCCCAGGAACGAATTGATCTCGCCCTGTACCAGCGCCTTGACAGTGTTGAAGTCCGAGCTGGTGACCGAAGTCTGCTCGAGCATCGATGCCAAGCTGTTGGCGTGGATGATGATGTGGCGACCATCCGACGGCACGTTCTTGGTGTTCAGGATCTTCGCAGCTTCGCGCAGCTTGGCAATGTTCATGTTGGTGTTTGCGCCACCAATTGAGTTTGCCACGGTGCCAGTGCCGGAAGCGGCAGACAGTGCGTCCAGAATCAGCTGATCCTGGCGACGGCCAATCGCAGCGCCGACAACCTGGGCGAGCTCAGAGCGCTCGTCAAAGTTGACCTTTGCCTGCGAGAAAACATCCGAATACTCTGCAGCATTCCAATCGGACAGCGTGCAGGTAACGGTCGAGAAGCCGACGTTCATCGGCGTTACATCGGTCTGAGTGACGCGAGCAGTAGCTACGCCGCGACCGACTTTCGGGAATTTAACAGTAGAGCCTTCGACACCACGACGCTGACGCACAGCGCCTACCAGCATTGCCTTGCCCTGGTAAGCCTGTTTGACCTCTGCGTCGAAGAGTGTCACAAAGGCATTGCTCAGAGAGATAGCCATTTGATAACCTCGTTCGGTTGATTAGTCAGGGTTTTGCGCGTCGGTGAGCCGGGAATCCGGGCCTTTGCTTGCTGATTACGTCAGCCGGTCGATGGCATCTCGCCATGAGTCAGGGTCGGTAAACCGGTGGGCCTTACCACAATTGTATTTGCTTTTTGGAAAAAAGCAATAAAAAAACCCCAGCACACAGGCTGGGGCAAAGTCGCGGCTGCAAGGTTACTCTTTTACATAGGTGCGGAACATGCGCTCGACCTTCTGCCGGTAGGCTGGGTCGCTATTGTATTTGGGATCGGCCACCATTGCATAAAGTTCATCTTTGCTGGGCGTACCCTCAAGCGGCGCTGACTCAATCGGGATGCGTCCTTCATAGGCTTCGCGGATTTTCATCAAGGCATTCAAACCGCGAGCCGTGCCGCCCATGATTTTGAATTCCTCGAAATCGTCCTTGCCCCAAACGCCCTTGTTGACCAGGCCGCGAGCCCAATCGACCATGCCGTTGACCACGGCACCGCCATTAGGGCCGAGCTTCTTCATTTCCTCGGCAGGGTCAACCATCTCGCCAGCCATCATCTCCTGCGCTTGGCTGCGCAACGATGTTGCTAGATCGTCAAACTGTGCTTGGGATAGTCCGTTCTCTTTTGCCCAGCCAGCAAGTGTCGTTGCTATTGGGTTGTCGGCAGAGTCCTCGCCGCCGAAAGATGTAAGGTCGTACTTGCCATCAGCTGGTGCGTTGTGAGCGCCCTTGGAAATCTTGGCTCTCAGGTCGCGCCATGACTTGGCAATGCCTTCCAGGTCGGGCTCGTTGCTGTCTTTGTTCCAGAAGTTCTCAGGCCAGTAGTCTGGCCGCTCCAGCGGATCTTCTGCTGGCGCTTTGGTGGGGTCAGGTGGCCGGTGATCAATATCGACTGCCTGGGTGGCTTGCGCCGGGGTGTTGGGGTCATCGACTGTAACGCTGTCGAGTAGGCCGGATTGACCGGGCTCGACAGATGTTGTGTCTGTCATAAATTCCTCGCTTGATGAATCCGTGCTATGAGTTCTCGCACGACAGTCCTCTGCCCTTCAGCAAAGAATGCGTGCGATGGGTCGGTGCCTGGCACGGCAACAGGCACATCCACATACATTTGACGCAGCCAAGCCAGCAGCTTTTGGCCGTCCTCGGTGGCAAACACCCGCAGGCAAAGCCTAGCCAAGTCTTCCCGCTGCTGTTCTGCTGGCCGTATGTCAGCCGTTATTGCGTCGAGCTCATCCCAGCTCATTTGGGCATTTGCATTGGTTTTTCATTAGCATCCGCAAATGGCGACTTGCCTTCTTTCAT